TTGGTCGTGGTTAAAGGCTTTTACGTCAGAAACTGACCCTGCCATATTAACCTCCTATTATTGATCACCAAATGTTGGTACAGTAGCAGAAAGTACATTACCCCAAACATACCAGTTAGTTGAATCTTTGGCTGTAATGTTTATTTCCATTGCACCAAAATCTACTAATGTTATTTTTGAGTTTGAGTTTCCATCTGAATAAACAGCTACGTTATCAGCGTTAGTGTCTAAGTGCTGTATACCACCAATGAAAAAGTTAGTGTCTGATCCAGAGTCAATAATTAAATTCTCTGTCTCTGTCGCTGCACCACCATAAATTAATTTAAAGTTAGCTCCAGCAACTGGGCTTGGAAGTGTAATTGTACGATTAGCTGTTACTGCTGGAACCACTAAAACTCTTCCACTATGTGTGGCATTATCAAGTGTTTTATCTTCATCACCTAAAGCAACTGGTGCTCCACCATATGTTGTTACTTCTGTGATTACGCCAGTAGTAGCATTCTTGCTTACTGCTTTAATTGTAGATTCGGATCGGACTGGACCCGAGAAAGTTGTATTAGCCATTTAAATCTCCTTGTCGTGGCAAATGTCAGTTACACCATGTAACTGTCAAGGTTAGTTTATTATACACAAAAAAGGGCAGTATGTAACTGCCCTTTTCGTTAAATTGTAATTTAGCTTACGCTCCTGGTGAACCAAACACTGCACGAGGATCTGAGAAGCCGAAAGAATATCTCTCTCTTGCTTTATATCTCATGTTTCCTGTCTCAAAGTCTGGATCCATAGCTGTTGCTAAAGGCATTCTTTCGAAATGCTTTAATCCGTTTGGAGCATCTGTCTTAATGAAGAAAGCATCAGTATCAGTTAAGAAATCATTCACTACATAGCCATTTGGTAACATACCAGTTGACTTGATAGCGTTGATGTCGTTATCTGCTGTTGCTACTCTTAAGTTAGTTGCCATTAATCTCTCTGCTACAAATTGTAACTGACGAGGTATAATTAACTTCATGCCTCTTAAAGCAATGATTAATCCACGCTCATCTGTAAAACCTGCGATAGAAATTAAAGCATCTTCTAAAGATGTTTCGTTAAGATCTGCTGCTGCAACATTATCTAGTGTACCACCATTTGTTAATGGGTGATCTGTCACACATAATGCTTTTCCGTCACCACCTGTTACAGATGTATCGAATGCATTATTCAACACATTTGCTGCTTTTACTTGCTTGGTATGTGCCATAGATCTTGCAAGTGCTCTTGTGTAACGAGAAGAAATTTTGTCATAAAGGTTATCCTCTACGGCTTCTTCTGTTATTGAGAACGCCATTGCAACTGTCTCATGGTTATACCTTGCAGTATAAGCCTCATTTGCATCGTCAAATGTCACTGCGTTACCTTCTGCTTTAGTCGGTGCAGCTCCAAATCCGCTCAACATTACTTCTTCTTCAAACGCTCTGTCAGATGACTCGGTGTCAAAGATTTCGGCATGTTGACCTTCATACCTATTATACTCCATACCAAAGAGGGCGTTTAAACCAGGCTCTAATTCTTTGGCGAGTTGTGCTCTTGAAATTGCCATAATTAAAACTCCTTATGATATAGCAGCATCAGCGTCACCACTAGAAGCGGCGTACACATGATTGTTAATTTTAACAATGTAAGAAATACCTGCAGCAGAGTGATCAGCGTTTGTCACATCTTCATGAAGACCAACAATCATCAAAGGATTTGATGGGTCGCTAGCTTCAGCTGATGATATATCTATCATTGCACTTGATAAACCAGTGGTTGTATTTCCAGCTGTTGCAGTTGCAAGTTGTGCAGTCTTGAATATGTCTGCCTTTGCAGTTGCTCTGTCTGTATTTGTACCATCTGATGCAATAATAAATTTTTGCATTGGGTTATCATAAATAAAACATTTAATATCAAAGTTAGCATCAGCTGTTCCTGATCCTGCCCATGTGTTTTTAAATGTTAATTTACCTGTTGATGCATCAACGTATTCACATCCAGCAAAAACGCCAAGGAGTTGTTTACCATCTCCATCGGCACTTGTAATTATTGCTGCGGTTCCACCTGTCAACTCGACTTCAACTGGAGAACCCTGAAAAATCGCTGAAGCATCGGCTTTGATAAAATACTGACTAGTAGAATTGATGCCACCACCAATTACACTAATCGGCTTTAATCCAAACTTTACGTTTACATTAGCCATCTTTAAGCTCCTTTTGCTTCATTATAGTTACTCGGAGGGCTTTGGTTTCCCACCGAAAGATACACGACTTTGCCTATCCGTATGGATTGGCATCGAGGGATGTTGTTCCCTCATTAGGTTTTCATCCACGGCTTTCATCTGGTTGCGGGTCTGGTCCCGATAATATTCAGTTCTTTCTTGTACCGTTTCTTCTGGTATTCGAGCAAGCATTAAACCACCTACACCGATTACCCCTGCATTCTTACCCTCTTCAATGGTTGGATACATGTCTCCAGAATCTGGATACTCATCCGCCCTTACTGGTTCCCAGCCTTCCCGAAGTCTTGAGTGCATATTCGTTTTATCATCTTCACCTCTTAAGTGAGTTCTGATCCAACGATGTTTGTACCCAGCGGGTGCCTCTGGCATTGCCAGCTTTGATGGGGGTGCCCACGGTTTTCTTCTTGCCGGGGTCTTTGCACGAGACTCATTCTCTCGTGATATTCTTTTTTCTGCCATGTTTTTACTCCTTCACATATTTAGCATATTCTTCAAGCGGAACATTCAGCCGTTTCGCAATAGCAATCTGCGAAGCAGTCAACTTGACTGTTCTGCGTCCCTTTGGTGATGACGACTTTGAAGCCGTTGTCCCAGCAGAGGCGACTCTGGGACTATTAGACTTTTTAGGAGTTTCTTTGAATTTATGCGGAAACTCCGATCTAATCCTATTATCAAGTTCATTATAGTACTCATCTGAGTTTGGGTCAAACCCCTCTTCCTCAATTAATTGCTTATGTAAACCAAAAGCTGCATATGTCATAGTGTTATCTTGACCAAACCATTCATTTTTTCTAGCCCAGTCTTCTGCTTTAGGGTCTGGTCTTGCTTGAGGTTGTTGAGGTTGTTGAGGTTGAGCAACTGGTGCAGCTTCAACTTCTTTCGTTTGTTGCTCTCTTCTTGTTTTTAATTCATTAAGACGAGCTTCTTCCATAGCTATTCTAGCTATATTTTGTGATGCTTCATACATAGCATCTACGTCATTTTCTTCCGCAGCTTTTCGATAAGCTTCTTTTGCCGCTATTGATTGAGACTGAACCCTCGTATCAAATTCACCAACATAAGTAGTGTCTAACTTATCAATTTTTGCTTTTAATTCTTCGTTTTGTTTCTTGACAGATTCAGCAAATTCAAGCGCAGCTTGTCTCTGTCTTTCTTCTTCACGAAATCTGTTCGTAAGTTTGCTAATACGTTTCTTGACAGATTCCGAATATTCAGACAAATCATCAACATCTGAATCGTCTTGTTTTTTTTCTTCGGTTGAAGCTTTGGTATCAACGACAACTTCTTCTTGTTTGCTATCATCAACTTTTTCTTCAATTTCTATTTCTTGGCCTTCTTCTTCCATTTCTTCTACTTTAAGTTTTTCTTCTTGCATACTAAACTCCGTATGATTTGATGTCGTCAGGATCGACAATGGTTGCAATGACTTCATCGTCATTGATTATTCTAACTTCCCCACCCTCTATCTGGAATCGTGACCCAGCGTAACGACCAATACAAACCCAGTCGCCTTCCTTACACCAAGCTCCGTCTTCTCCAAATTTGTCAATATCTTTATATGCCAAAGGTCCCACTTTAGCTACATATGCTGTAACTGTGGCTCTCGCTTCTCTTTCTCTTACTGGATCTGGAACATAAACACCACCTTCAGTTTTTTCTTTGCCCATGTAAGGCATAACTAATATTCGCCAACCCGTTGGCTGTGGTATTCTTTCTGTTAATTTGAGTTTTTTTGCTTCTTCTTCGGCTTTCTTTTTAGCGTTCCTCTGTGCTAGAACGTATTCTGGTACTATCAGACTCATCATCCACCTTCTTTAGCAGGGTTTGTACATGTTCCAATGCGTAGGTTAATCCCTGTATTTCGCCTACCATCGCTTTGTATTGACCAATATCAGATGCACTACCACTAGTCAATGAAATACTTATATCATCAATTCTATTATTCAAGTCTCTTTTATATTTATTTAAAAAATCTGTTATGTACATTAATTATCCAGTACTGAAGGGTATATTTATTGAAAATAGATTATCATCCATTTTTTGTTTATCTATGTCGTAACCAGGGCCTATTTTTGTTGTAACATTCGGGTTATTCGTAACACCTTTAAAAAAATCTTGGATTTGAGGCCCCGCAAAATAATTAAGCCCTTGTGAAATAGATTGTGGTGAAAATAAGCTAGATAAGTCGGCTACTTGCGTGTTTGCTTCTTTAGCACTTTTTTGATCTAGCCCCAAAATTCCTGCATTAATTTGATCATAATTGTCTATAAGGCTAGAGGCTGCGGGGCTAGATACAA